CCCTGGAGCCTGACCTACAAGCAGAGCAGCAGCAGCGGTGGCAGCTTCACCGAATACAAGCCGCACCCGGACGCCGAGGCCAGCTACTGGCCCGACTACATCCCGAAGGCGGCTGACACCAGCATTCCGCATTATCCGACGGCGCGCCACGGCTACGGCACGACGGTCTTCATCCCGACGATGGGTGCCGCAGGCACGCTTGTCACGAGCCGCATTTCGCAGTGGATGACCGACCTCGCGACGGGGGTCCGCACGCGTCTGCGGTTCAACTATGGCGGGATCGACCGCCCCATCGACACGGCCGGTGGCGGCTACAGCGTGTACGACGCGCCGCGTCAGCGTCTGGTGGGCAACTTCCCGCGCCCGACATCGCCGAGCATCGCTGATGATCTGGGCATCATCGACATGGCGCCCGGCAGCAACTACCGCACTCGGATCGGCCTGGACGGCGACTCCGGCAACGCCGTCGGCTCTCCCGTGTCGATGCGCGGCCACGCCTGGACGTGGTTCGACGACCACACGATCCTCGCCATCGCGAACAACAACACGAACAACGGGTCCGTGTGGGGCCTGCTGTACCTGGACGCGGCAGTGCCGTATCGCGACGGCGCGGCGCGCGCGCTGACGGGCGGCATGGCGGGCAGCGTGGGTGGGGACTTCCCGGCGCTCGCGTATTCGCCGGGCCGGAAGATGGCGTTCCGCCGCCTTCACGACGCCAGCGGGACGTGGCGCAAGGTGGACTTCACGGTCGCGACCGCTCCGGTGGAAAGCGCGTGGTCGTTCGCCGGCAAGCAGCCGCCCGCCGACGGCCCCTGCGGCGGACGACTGGTGCTCTACAAGCGGCATGACGGCCACGAATTCTTGATCTGGTGGGGCGCGGTCAGCGACACCGCCAACTGCGTTCATGTGATGAGGTTGACCTGATGACTGCAAAGGTACGCGAACTATTCACCGGCGCGCTCAACACGTCGCTTCAAGGCAAGACGGCCGACATCGGTAGCACTTGGCGTGTCGCTTCTTCCACGGGCTCGCTCAATACCAAGCTGGGCGGCGACGACACGGCTTACAACACAGATTCGTTGGATCGCGCGGTGAACAACACAGCGACCGCAGCGAATGACCGTGTAAAGGGTCGATTCACTTTCGATTCCAGTTTGACTGGAACTCGTCAGGTCGGCCTTGCTGTCCGCCTACAAGCAGTCAACGGTGCAGCTGGCCTCTACTTCGTTGCATCTCCGACGGGTTTGGACTTCTTCCGCCTTGACGCTGGTGGCTCTGGGTACTTCCAGATTCTCGGTGTTCCGATGACCATCGCAATCGGAACCCCCTTCACCATGGAGGTGATTCCCAGCGGAAACGGCTTCACTCTGAAGTTCAACGAATCGGTGGTCGGAACCCCCACCGACGCCACGTATCCGAACGGCGGCTTCTCCGGCATGCATATTCGGGCGGCCAAGGCGTACTGGTTCGAAGCTGGAGACGCGGGGGACCCTGACCCTGAAGGTGGCGGAAACACCGCGCCCAGCGTCACGACGCACCCGCAAAGCCAATCGGTCAACGTGGGCTCGAATGTGAGCTTCACGTCGGCTGCAACTGGCACCCCAACTCCGACGCTCCAATGGCAGCGCTTCGTGAGCGGCGCCTGGGCCGACATCTCGGGTCAAACGTCGTCGCCGCTGTCGCTGACCAACGTCCAGCTCTCCGATAACGGCGCGCAGTTCCGCGCGAAGTGGACCAACAGCGTCAGCACGGTCTATTCGAACACAGCCACGCTGACGGTCACGCAGCCGGCCGGCGTCGACCTGACGACTTCCCCGGACTTCAAGGTGACGAATGTGAGCGGCAGTCCGCTGGCGAGCAGGTCGTTCGATCTGTCGTTCTACAACGCCAGCACCGACGCACTCGTCGTGAAGCTGACGCGCTCCACGGACGCTAGCGCGCTGTTCGGAATGGTCCGAGACAGCACGCTGACCGCTGGTGTCACCTACGACATCAAGTTCAAGGACAACGTGACCGGCCAGAAGGGCCTCATCACCGCGACGGCCGTAGCATGAGCATCCGCGTCTACACATCTGGCAGCGACCTGCACGCAGGCATCCTGGTCGGCAATCGCGGCCTGGGCGTCAAGGGCAGCGCGATACCCAACACCGGGGGCAACGGTCCGGCGCTGGCGTATCCCTTCATCACGCTCCCGGCGGACAACAACGCCGAGTTCTCGGTCGAGATCCTGACGTGGCCCTCGCAGGGCACGCTCTTCGTCAACGACGACAGCTCCTTCACGTTTGATCCGGGCAACGCGCCGGATGGCGTGTACCCCTTCACCTGGAGGCTGCGCAAAGACGGCGTTGTGGTCGACGACTACACGACCGATCTGGTGGTGGGCAGCACCACGGTGGCAGCGGAGTTGGCAGGCTCGTTCGCCGCGCTGGCGACGGCGGCGGCGACCCTGAATGGTCAGTTCAGCGCGCAGGCCGCCGTGGGTGTGAACCTCGCGGGCACCTTCGCCGCCCTGGCGACGGTCTCTGCGAATCTGAGCGGTGCGTTCGCAGTCCTCGCGCCCGTCAGCGCCGAGCTGGCCGGAACGTTCGGCGCGGCGACCGTCGTGGGCGTGAGTCTGGCGGGCGAGTTCTCCGTCGACCAGCCGGGCGTGGTGGGCATCACGCTCGCGGGCCAGTTCGCTGTCGAGCAGACCGTGGCCGCCGCGCTGGCCGGCAACTTCGGCGTCTTGCAGACGGTCGCGGTGGAGCTGGCCGGCCAGTACGCCGCCGCAGAGGTCGTCAGCGCCGAGCTGGGCGGCCAGTTCGCGGTGATCGAGCCGGTCGGCATCCAGTTGGCCGGCGGCTTCGCCGTGCTCCAGACGGTTGGCACCACGCTTGCCGGCACGTTCACGGCTGTGGGCCAGGGCGGCGGCGCGGACCCCTCGCAGGTCTGGGCCTTCGTGCTGCCCAACGGCAAGTCGGCTGGTCAGACGCTGATGGACCTGGAGCAGATGGTCTTGGCGCTCTACCGCATCCACGGCCTGGAGCCAGGAAGCCCGCTCGTGGTGACCAAGACCAGCCGGGCGGCCGGCGGCATCGAGCAGTCGATCTCGTCGACCGACAGCGGCACCACGGTGGAGCGGCAGTGATGGAGCTGGACCCGCGCGCAATCGCTGTCCAGGGGCTCGGATTCGACGAGCTGCTGGTGGCCGTGCAGGGTCTTTTGGGGACAGACGGTGGAGAACCGGAGCCGCCGGTCTATCCTCGAATGGCGCGTGTACGCAAGCCGAAGCGTCGCAAAGATGACGACGACGTGCTGTTGTTCATGCTCTGAAATCGAGACGCAGGCGCAGACGCCTTCAGGGCACCCATAATCCCGCACAAATAAAAAGCTCAGGGGTTATCAGGGGTGCCCAATGTGAAATCAGAGGACATCCGATGAGAACTTCTCGCAAGTGGTTGGCGCGACTGATGTGCGCCTTGAATCTCCTGGCGGCCTGTGTAGTCGCTCTCCAGAATGACTTGAGCACGACGACCGCGTTCGTTGTCTACAAGCAGGGGAATCTTGGTGCCTTCGCGGTGCTGATCTTGTCCACCATTGCGCTAATCGCAGTCTGCGACGTGGTGGTCAACGATCTCATGCCGGCGCGCTTCATCTTGCGGCAAGCTGTGACTTATCGGCACACGATCTACATGGCAATGGCGTTGGGATGCCTGAGCATGATTTTCGTGGTCATCAAGAACGAAGGTCCGTCGGCAGTTCTGTTGCACTACGTCATCGTGGCATTTGCATCAGTCCTGATCGCGGTCTTCGACATTCGAGATCGTCTCAGGAATCTGCAATAAATGACTGCGAAGACCGTCATCAGAGCCGTTCACATCTTCCTCGCAGTAATCTGGCCTACTCTCACGGTCGCTGCCGGGTCGACGTTTGGTTCGACCTTTCAGGGAGTTGGTATGGCAGCGTGGCTCATGGTCATCGTCCTGTCGACCGTGGCCGGCATGACCGCGCTGCTTAATCGTGTCGGCAAGGAACTGCAAAAGGACGACGGCACCGCGAAGTTGCCGTCGATCAAGCTCTTCATCGCGAGCAACCTCTTCGGCTCTTGGCTGACGGGTCTCTTCTTCTTCCTCATCTGCGAGCACTTCGACGTGCCCGACTTCCTCGAAGCGGCGTGCATCATCGGCACCAGCTACGTCGGAGCGCGCCTGATCGAGCGGACGATGGAGGGCGTCGCCGACAAGCTGATCGACCGCGTTTCGCTCCTGTTCGGAGGCGCGCCGAGCAAGAGCAACGATTGACGCGAAATTAGCCCGCAGGCAGGAGGAAAGGCAGGGGAATACATTGCGCTCCAATTCACGAAGGAACGCCAATGCGCCCCTGCTTTGCTTTCACCAACATCGCCGCCGCGTCCGAAACGGTCGCCGCTGACCTCGACATCTTCGACGAGATCGGCTTCTGGGGCGTCCAGGCCAAGGACTTCAAGGACAGCCTCGACAAGCTGGTGAAGGCCGGCACGAAGACCGTCAACGTCGCGATCAACTCGCCGGGAGGCGATGTGTTCGCCGGCCTCGCGATCTTCAACTCCCTGCGCGCGTCGGGCATGGAGATCGTCGTCAAGGTCATGGGCGTGGCCGCGAGCGCGGCGTCGCTGATCGCGATGGCGGGCGACAAGATCGTCATGCCGAAGAACACCTTCATGATGATCCACAACCCGTGGTCGTTCGCTGTCGGCAATGCCGACGAGCTGCGCGAGACGGCCGACGTGCTGGACAAGATCGGCGGCTCCCTCAAGGCGACCTACGCCAAGCGCACGGGCCTGAGCGACGCCGAGGTGGCCGACATGCTGGCGAAGGACACCTGGCTCACCGCCGACGAGGCGCTGGAGAAGGGCTTCGCCGACGAGGTGACCGACGACATCAAGGCCAACGCCCGCTTCGACATGGCGCGCGCGGATCTGCCGGAGAACGTCAAGGCGGTGTTCCTGGCGGCCGGCGGCAAGACCAAGGCCACGACGGAGCAGACCGCCGAGCAGACCGAGGACAACCCGGTCGAGGGCGAGACCTTCACCGCCCAGGTCACCGCGCTCGCCAAGGCCGCCGGCATGGAGCAGTACGCCGCCGCGTTCGCGCTGGCGTTCGACGGTGACCTCGCGGCCGTGAAGACCCGCATCGGGGAAGCCCGCGAGATCCAGGCGCTGTGCGTGGTCGCGGAGCAGGTCCCCTACGCCAAGACCGCCATCGAGGCCGGCACGTCGCTGAAGGATGTGCGCGCCCATCTGGTCAAGGTTCGTGCGGAGGCGGACGAGAAGACGCATACCAACGGCAGCAAGCCGACCAATTCGAAGGACACCGGCACGGGCGGGAATCCCCCGGTGGTCAACACGCAGACGATCTGGGATTCCCACAACCGCAACAACTCTCGCCAAGCGAAGTAAGGAAAGGAAACCTCCATGGCAACCGCAGGTCATCTCTACGATCCGGGTCCGCTGCTCCGTCCGTTCATCCTGTCGGAAGCGAATGGTGGTCGCTCGCGTAGCGTCGCCATCGTGACGCAGGCCGGCGCGGCGCTGGAATCGGGCACACCCCTGACGCTGGTCGCGGGCAAGTATGTCCCCTACACCAACACCGCCCCCGGCGACACGGCGCACGCGGTGCTCTATGAGCGCCTGCCGGCCGCAACCGGCGACAAGAAGGCCGTCGTCATCGACGTGGACGCGGTGCTGAACCGGTTCGAGATGTCGTGGGGCGCGCTGGACAACACCGCGATCACCGCTGCCATCGCCGACCTGTCGGCCAAGGGCATCAAGGTCGACGGCACCCCCAGCGCCAAGACCATCTCGACGCCGGCTCTCTGAGCCCTCGGCAAACCACCAAGACTCAGGAGCAGGAAGCAACATGGCAACTTTCGACATTTTCAACGACAACGCGTTCTCGGTGAGTCAGCTTTCGCAGACCATCGTGGACATCCCGCGTGTCCCCACGATGCTGGGCGACATGGGCCTCTTCACCGAGTACGGCATCAACACGCCGACGATGATGATCGAGCGCAAGGGTGCCGCTCTGAACCTCGTCCCGGCGGTGCCGCGAGGTGCGCGTGGCGAGCCGCTGCGTTCGGGCGGCCGCAAGCTGATCCCGGTCGCTGCGGTGCATCTGCCGCAGGAAGACCGCATCGAGGCCGACGTGGTGTACGGCGTGCGCGCCTTCGGCACGGAGAGCGAGCTGGAGTCCATCCAGAACGTCGTGCGCGAGCGCATGGCGATCATGAAGGGCAACCTCGATCTGACCATCGAGTGGCAGCGCGTCGGCGCGCTGAAGGGTCTGATCCTGGATGCCGACGGCACGACCGTGCTGCGCAACATCTACACCGAGATGGGCTTCACCCAGGAGACGATCCCCTGGAACATCGACACGCCGGACACGGCGGTCGACGTGAAGCAGAAGGCCATCGACCTGAAGCGCAAGATGCAGCTCAAGCTCGGCGGCCGGACGTTCAAGCGCGTGCGCGTCATCTCCTCGACCGGCTTCTTCGACAAGATGGTCGCGCACGAGTCGATGAAGACCGCCTGGAAGGACTGGAACAACGGCGAGTTCCTGCGCACCGACCAGAGCGAGGCCGACTTCGTGTGGCAGAAGGTCGTGTTCACGATCTACGACGGCATGATCGGCGACGTGCCGATGATCCCGGTCGACACGGCCTACGCGTTCCCCGAAGGCGTGCCGCGCATGTTCCAGATCGCCTACGCGCCGGCCAACTACATGGAGACCGTCAACACCAACGGCCTCCCGTACTACGCCAAGCAGGCGCCGGGCCACATGAACAAGTGGGTGGAGCTGGAGTCGCAATCCAACCCCATCGCGCTGAACACGCTGCCGGAATGCGTGTTCAAGCTGACCACGGCGGCGACCTGATGTACGACGACATCTTCGCGCAAGCAACGAAGGACGCTCTTTCCCTCCTGGGCAAGAGCGCCCTTTTGCGCGAAGGTGTTCCTTGTCAAGTGAACATCGAGCGTGATGTTCAGTTGACAGGGATGGACACCCCCTATGAGACGGCGAAGGAAACGCGCGGCGTCGTGCTGACCCGCGACGTGATGACCATCGAGGCCGTCTACGACCCCAAGACACGCGACACCGTGCGGGTCGGCGAGATCGTCATGGTCGACGATGTGCCCACGGTGCCCGTGGGAGTCAACTACAGGCTCGATGCACTGGTCGACGACGCCGGCCCCTGGCGCCGCTTCGCGATCATCAAGCTCTGATGGCAACCACCTTTCTCAAGCTCGATGTCAAGCCGCTAGAGCAGCTCGCGGATGCGCTCGGCCGCATCGACGGGAACGATCTGGCGAACGCCAACGTCGACGCCCTGAACGTCGTTGTCGACAAGACCTACGACCTCGCGCGCGAGCGCATGATCCGCGACATCAACCTGACCGACCAGTACGTGCAGAGCAAGATGCGCGTGGATCGGGCTTCTCGCGGCGACCCGCGCGCGTCGATCACGGCCTTCGGCGGGGCCGCAAACAACACGCCCCTGGGCCGCTACGACGCCCAGCCGGTCTTGGTTCCTCGCAAGGATGCGCGCCGCTCGTCGCAGCAGGGACCCAACCGCATCGGCCTGCCGGCGGGAATGAAGCAAGCGGGTGTCACGGTCGCGGTGAAGCGCGGCTCGGACAACAGCGGCTTCGTGCCGCGTGGCTTCCTGCTGCCGCTGCGGCGCGGCAACCGTGCGGGCGGCAACGGTCTCGGCGTCTTCGCGCGAGATCGCCAGGGCAAGCTCAAGCATTTCTACGGCCCGTCGCCGTATCAGCTCTTCGCGTATCAGGTCGACCGCATCGAGGGCGACGTGACCGAACTGCTCGAAGACGAGCTGACCAACTACGTGACCAACGCGATCCAGAAAGCGCTCGGATGACCACGCTCAATCACGCCGAAGATGTTGCTGACGAAATCGAGCGGCGCATCAAGACCATCAAGATCGCGGACGGCTTCGAGACCGATATCGGCATGCGCGTCATGATGGGCCGCCGCAAGCTGCCGGCGGAAGACGAGATGCCCTGCGCGGTCATCATCGAGGCGGATGACGCGACGGACGACGAGTCTGGAAAGTCGCGCTCGGCCAAGGTGAAGGTGAGCCTGCCGCTGGTGATCGACGCGTTCGACCGCTGCGATCCCGACAATCCCAATCGCAAGGCTCACGCGATGCTGCGCGACATGAAGAAGGTCATCTTCAACGGTGACCGCATGCTCAACGGCCTCGTGCATAGCCTGAAGTACATCGGCAAGGACATCGGCCCCCGGCCCGACGGCGCCGCGATGGTGATGGCCCGCCTGATGATCGAGGTCTACTACGTGGAAGACCTCTCCAATCCCTGATCGAAATCGTGCCGCAGGCGTCGACAGCCCGCCCGCGACACACTCCGCTTCGTTTACCGGCTGTTTAGCCGATCCCGGCATCATCAAGGAGAGATTCAATGACCGCACGCGCGTTTCTGGGTGCCGGCGACCTCTACATCGCCCGCTACAACGGTGGCGTTCTGGGTGCCTTCGCGGGCCCCTACGAATGCGAGAAGTTCGAAATCAAGCCGAACGTGGACCTGAAGGAGAAGACCTCCAAGGGTCGCAACACCTACGGCCAAGTGATCGAATCCGTCGCGATTCCGCAGCCGGCCGACCTGACCGTCGACCTGTCCGAAGTCAACAAGGAATCGCTCGCCATCGCCCTGCTGGGCACCGTGGCCGCGATCACCCAGACCCAAGGCACGCTGACCAACGAGAGCGTCACCATCACCGCGCTGGATACGTGGTACCCGCTGTCCAAGGCGTGGCTCACCAGCATCACCGCGACCGACAGCGAGACCACGCCGAACCCGCTGGTGGAAGGCGTCGACTTCATCGTCGACAAGGACCTGGGCTGGATCAAGGTGCTGAGCACCTCGTCGCTGGTGCAGGCCGCCGACATCATCAAGGTCTCGGGCAGCTACAAGGCCATGGCCGGCGACGAGATCAAGGCCATGACCAACGCGCAGCTCCGCGTGCGCTTCAAGCTGGTCGGCAAGAACTTCGCTGACGACCTGCCGTACACGGTCACCGTCTACGAGGCCGTGATCGCCGCCGACGCCGCGTTCGACTTCCTGCAAGACGAGTTCGGCACCGTGTCGCTGCCCGGCCGCATGAAGACGCCGGCCGGCTTCACCGAGCCCGCGTCCGTCGTGCTGATGAGGACCAACGGCGCCTGATCGCACCGCCGGCAGGGCGGGACGAAGACAGCCCG